GGCGAGTCGCTCGGCGAGACTTCTACCGAGGAGCTCAAGGCCACGGCCGCGAAGCTCAAGGGCAAGGTGGGCGACAACCCCGCGCTGCAAGCTCGGTACAAGGCAATCATGGGCGAGCTTCAGAAGCGCGTCAACGGAGGGGAAGGCATGAGCAAGGGCTTGCATAGTCTCGGTGACTATCTGCGAAAGTCGGGCGAGACGATGCCCACGCGGGACCCGGGAGCGCTGCCGAAGCACCCGGAAGCGAAGCTTGGGCACCCGAAGAGCTCAAGCATTGACGCCGGCTCGGCGGACGGCGGCGAGCTTGACGGTGTGGGCAAGACGGGCGGGAGCGGTGACAGTGCGCCCGCGGCTGGGACGGGCAAAGACGGCATGCCCAGCGGCACGAGCACGGGCAAAGACAAGTTCAGCGAAGACGACCGCGACGAAGCGCAACAGATGAGTGCGGGGACCACGGCGCTCGAGCGCACGGTCACGCGTAAGAGTCTGAGCCCCGCGGCGCAGCGGCAAGACATGGCCCACGCCCACGCCGTGAAGGTGTCCGAGCTCCGCAAGAGCGAGCCCGACGTGCGGGTGGGCGGCCGACCGCACCCGTTAAGTCAGACGGCCGTGCACGGGGACACGGACGCCCGCGCCGAAGCGCTGCTCAAGTCGGAGTTCTACTATGGCCCCCCGCCGACGCTGGCGCCACCGGACGCAATCTTGCGGCAATCGGTGCTCTGCAAGTCGGAGGCGTGCGGGGAGCGCTACGCGGCAGCTCTGACCGCGTGCCCGCATTGCGGCAACGACACGGTGCAGAGCCGCATGTTGCCCAAGGGTGGGTACATGGGCGGTCAGAGCAACGCGGCGTTGATTCTGACAAAGAGCAACGAGCCGCTCCTACGGCCCGCCCCAGTCGAGCCGGATCTCTATTTCCCCGGCAAGGAGTAAACCACAATGGGCTTCACGGACGTATTGCGCTCAACGGCTGCCCACCTTGTGGGCACGACCGGAGCAGCGCTCATGGACTTTGCAGCGGAGAATGATCCGCTGATGAAAGCGCGGGCGGAACGTGACGTGAAGACTGGGGAGGGGCCAGAATCCGCCCCCGGTGGTAACGCACAGGATACCGCCGAAAACACGCCCTTTCCCACGGTGCAAGCGGACAAAGACCCGAAGACTCTCTTTTGGGACCCGTTCTCCATCGTTGAACAGCTCGGCTACAAAGACAAACCGAGCCAGATCACTTACGGGACGCTCAAGGCCATGATCTGGAAAACGCCACCGATCCATGCGGTGGTGCAGACCCGGATCAATCAAATGGCGAGCTTCGCGCGGGTGAGTCGGGACCGTTACGACTTGGGCTTTCGCGTGCGTATGCGCGAGAGTGACAAGAGCCCCTCGAAAGCAACGAAGGCGTGGATTGATCAAGCCAACAACATGATCTTGCGCACGGGGCTTTCTGACAATCCCCGTGGCCGTGACAACTTCGAGGACTTCATACGCAAGCTCTTGTGGGATTCACTTGTCTTCGATCAGTCTGCCTGGGAAATCGTGCCCAACAAGCGGGGGCAGCCCGTCGAGTGGTACGCCGTGGACGCGAGCACGATACGCATTGCCGACTCGGCTTCGGTGTTTTTGAACGAAGACGACGAGAAGGCGATCCGCTACGTGCAGATCTACGACGGCATGATCATCAACGAATACAATCAAGAGGAGCTTTGTTTCGGTGTGCGCAATCCGCGCACTGATATCCGGCTTTTTGGCTATGGCGTGTCAGAGCTTGAGATGCTGATAACGACCGTGACCGCAATGCTCTTCGCTTTTGAGTACAATCAAAAGGCGTTCACGCAGGGATCAGCGCAGAAAGGCATTCTCAATTTCAAGGGCGCGGTGCCTGAAAAGGAGCTCCGCAGTTTCCGGCGAATGTGGTTCCAGCTTTGTAGTGGCGTCGAAAACTCGTGGCGCACGCCGATCACGAATGCCGAAGACCTGCAATGGATCTCGATGCAGCAGAATAATCGAGAGATGGAATACTCCGCGTTTTACGACTTCTTGTTGAAGCAAGCGTGCGCCATGTATCTCATGGACCCGCTAGAAATCAACTTCAAGTACGGCAACACGGGGATGAAATCCACGCTTGCCGAAGCAGCAAACAAAGACAAGATCATTGAGAGCAAAGAGCGTGGCTTGCGCCCGTTGCTGCGCAATGTGGAGCGGCAGATCAACGAGCACGTGATTTGGCCGCTCAACGAAGACTTCGAGTTCAACTTCGTGGGCCTCGACGCGAAGACTCGAAGCGACGTGGCAGACCTCAACACGAAGCTCGTCAAGACGACTCGCACGATTGACGAGCTCCGCGCCGAAGACGACCTCGAGCCGCTCCCGGACGGCAAGGGGGAGGTGATACTCGATCCGACGTGGTTGCAGTTCGTACAGGGCAAAGAGGCCGCGGAGCAAGGTGGCATGCCTGGCGAAGAGGGTGGCCCACCAGGGGCCGGTGGTGCTCCGGGCGAGCCTGGCGCCGAAGAAGACGAAGACCTAGCCGAGCTCTTGCGGCAGCAAGAAGACGAAGAAGCAGACGCGGCGGCAGCCGACGAAGAAGAAGCCGAAAAGAGCTTCGGGCGTCGAGGCTACATGGTCGACTTGACGCTGTAGGGGGAACCGATGCGGATCAAGCACACAATTCAACTACGCATTGCCCGGGACACCGAAATGCGGCGGTTGCTTTTCTCGGATGATTCCCAATTGAGTGAAAAGGTGATCGACGGCTACGAAAAGCACGTGCAAGGGCACATCGCAATTGCTGCTGCGGCCACCGAGTCTTTGTGTCTCGGCGACATAACGGCAGTGAAGGGGCTCTATCTCGAGCTCAATCAGAATGCCTACGTGCGGCTCAACGGCAGTCTCGACAATATCGTGTGCGCGAAGCCCCCGGGGGCAAGCGAAGACACGGCGAAGCTCTTTCTCGAAGCCGACATCAACGCGGTGGAGATCGAAAACGCGACGACGGCGCCCCTCACGGGCCTTTTCGTCATGTGGGGCGACCCGACACCGTAGGAGGGGAGCCGCATGCGGCTACAGCTCGAAACGACGCCCGCGGAGCTCGCGGAAAAGGGCGAGGATCTACTCAAGGCCCTGGTAGGGGCGTTGCGGCCGGTGGACTCGGAGCTTGCCGAGCGGCTCGAGAAGGCGTTGCCCCACAAAGAAGATCCGCTCAAGCACCCGGCGCTCGCGGGTATCCATGCCCGCATGCATGACGCCTACGCGGCGCAGATTGACCGCATGGTGCGAGAGATCGGCCAAGTGCTACAGCGCAGCGTGGCGGGCCGCGGGGAGGCGACGGCCAAGTCGCTCGAGCCCGCCCCAGTCGCCGACCTGCGGGCGGCCATTGGGCGGGCTGTGGATGAGCTCGAGAAGGCGGCTCAACACAAGTACATTCGACGCATACCGACTGGCAAGGCTCGGCCCAAGTATCGCTACATTTACCGCGAGAGCGCGGCGGCGGCGGCTCCCGGGGACCACAAAGCCGGCGAGAAGGTGCGGATCAAGAGCGGCGACAAAGAGGGGCACTACGAGGTAACTGCCGTGCACCCGGGCGGGTGGGTGACGCTCAAGCACGATGAGAGCGGCCACGAGGTCACGGCAAAGCAAGAGTGGCTCAAGGAGCTTTTCTTGCAGGAGTACGCCGACAAGCACGCCGAAGATCGCAAGCGGCTGGCGCGGACCTATGAGAAGGCCAAAGAGCACGGCAGCGACAAGCAACAAGAGCT